ATGGCGGTGCTGCCGTTAGGTGCTTGAACCACGAGCCGGAACAAGAGAGCTGTGAGAGCTCCGCCCAGTACCGCGCCTGTATCAAACCCGTCGGTTTCCAGTTGATCGAGCAGGGCGTTCATTTCGTTGCCCGCATAGTCGAACTGCTTTTCAAGATCTTCGTTGTCGCTCATCCGCGTTGTACCCTTATCCACGCCGCAAGCAGCTTCTCTGCTGCTTCGACGGCCTCACGGCTATAATCACCCTTGGCTGCAATGGTGGACGTTTGCGCGTTGATCGCGCTGGAGACTGCGGCCACGGCATCAGTATACTCTATGCTGCGGACGATATCGAACAGCTCTTCTTTCTTACGCATCGTGACCCATCCTATCTAGCGCCAGAAAACCGGCCATTTGGTTCTTATGGTTATCAAACACAAACTCGTGTTTGATGTCGTGATACACACAGTATCCAACAGCATTATAGATTAGATTTTCTGGCGCTTGCGACTCGTCGATCAGGGCGCGGAAGGTGTTCTTGGCCCACCTTCCATGACCGGTGTGTTCGACGACAAGCCAGAACCAGTAATCTTCTTTACCGGCCCATGCCATCATGCGGCCATCGCCGCGGATCGAGGTGACATCACCAATCACCGTGGACAGGCCACTGACTTTGGCAATGATATCGACGACGACAGGCGGCAGTGCTTGCTGATCTTCCATTATGTTCTCCCTAGTTGATGTAACCCACATATAAGACTTGTCGCATACATAGTCAACACAAAAAGAAAAGCCCCGGAGATTTCTCTCCGGGGCCCAACTACGGGAACGCTCCCAACATACGCGATTTTATGGGAAAGACAAGGACTTTTTCGGGTCTAAGTTTCCGGGAAGTTGCAGGTTGCAAGAGCCGCAGCGCGTGGGCTCTTTGAGCTGAGTATTGCACTTTGGGCAGCGCCCCGCGTCCAGACGTTTTTGGATCATGCCCGGATCCCCGAAGGTCGGGTACTGGAGCTCTCTATTCTTCGGCCTCGTCATCCTCATCGACTTCTCCTGTTCCTTCGCATAGTTGACATTCCATGATGCGTTCTTCGAGCCAGCCGCCGCTCCACGCCATGGGCGCGGGGACTGCTACCTCGTATTCACATTCGCCTTCGCCGCCGCACTCCGGGCACTTCACCTGTAGCCCTCCCACTTGTAAAATATGTGATCGTTTATGCGGACAGTCCTGTATTTAACCTCGGCCCACTCAGGCTGAACATAGTCCGCATGATAGTGGGTTGCGCCGTCGGTGGGATCATAGGTGCGCTCTGTCATCGCGCCAAAAGCTGCGAGGACCGCGGTCTGCCATGCGTCTTCTTCGGTTGGCATGTCAGACTTGCCGTCGCAATAGTAGCTGAACTGGCACATGTTCCGAATGGGAAACTCAGGTTTCCAAGAGTAGGTGGGGCCCTGTTTAACGACGGAGCAAACGTCGTTGGGGAACCGGGTGTCATCCACCCGGTTCAACACAACGTGGGCTACGGCGGACTGTCCGACGAAAGGTTCGCCTCTGGACTCAAAGTAGACCGCCGTAGCAAGACAGATTAAAGCTGCATCAAGCATTCTTCTTCTTCTTCTGATACCACTTCTTTTGGTAAGCGTTGACCTTGTCTTGGTTTTGTTGCTTCCAATAAGCCTGAGCATACCTGTGAGAAGCGAACTTGCGCTGCTTACCCGTCAGGCGCTCTCCCGAGTATATGCAATATTTCCGCTTACGGCCTCTTTTTTTCGCCACATTTCCTTTGACGGGCTCAAGGGCTTTCGCCATTTCTTCGGGGTTTTGCATGAGCGGCTTGTGCTCACCGAGGGTCTTTTTAGCCGTGAGATCGTCGATCTCGATCTGACAAAGCACGGACAGAGCGACGACAGCTTTGACACTGTTGGGCGGAGCATCGTCGAAATCGTTAGCCATGTCGTTGATGGCGTCGAAAAGTTGTTCCAAGTAAGACATTCAAGTCTCCCGTATAAGAGTTGATAGAAGTTATCCCATACTACAGCTAAAAAAAGATGTCAACTGAATTGACATATTTTATTCAGCCGTCAGGATGCGTGTTTTTTGTAGATATCCCACATGATCCGGAGTTGACCACTAATAGTACGTCCTTCTACGCGGGCTATCTTGCGAATCTGTTCGTACACCTCGATGGGCACCAGCACAGATTTCCATTTTGATGTGTCCATTTACACCTCCTGTAAGGGAATATATAGGACAAGTGACGGAGATACAAGAGAAAAAAGGCCCCAAGCAGAGCTCGGGGCCAGTTTAGGGAGGAATACCATGAAAAACTACGTTGCTTCGCCCCAGCTAGGACCGATCTCAACATCGCATTTGCTTGGCACCTCTAACGGTACAGCATTTTCCATGATCTTGGCAACAGATTCTGCATCTTCACGATTTTTCACAGACATGGCGATCTCATCGTGAATTTGCACTAAGGGCAAGCGGCCCTGTTCATAAATATTCACCATGGCTTGCTTGGTCATGTCCGCAGCCGAAGCTTGGATAAGCCGGTTAAGAGCTTTGTAGGTGTATGCCCGCTTCAACCGGGTAGTCTCCCCATACTCTTTCAGAGCATCTTGATACGGCAGGGCCTTGTTCATGGCAAAGGTTGCGGGCTCCCAAAGATTGAACCGGCACTTGCGGCCCAGTATGGAGCGGACGGAGCCTTTTGAGCTGCGGCTATTGAGGCTGTTCATCACGCCGTTCATCAGTCCTTTAACAAACGGAACGCGGTCGTGGTACTGGCCGACTAGCCCTTTGGCTTCATCTACATCGATGTCGAGCTGGTCGGACAGCTTGTTCACGCCCATGCCGTACATCATGCCCAGATTGATTGTCTTGGCCTGCTTGCGCGGAATGTTAGCCATTTCTGCCACCATGGTATGGAAGTCCATGTCCGGATCTTCGCGGTAAGCGGTGACAAACTCCTCGACTCCTGCCATCTGCTGGCCGCGGGACCGGCCATACACATAGGCGTAATGGACCAAGATCCGCGGTTCCTGTTGCGAGAAATCAATCGCCGCCCACTGCTCGCCTTCTTCCGGCAGAAACAGACTGCGTATCATGGGGCCTAGCTCAGGGTCGCGGGCCGGGATTTGTTGCAGGTTGGGGTTGGACATGGATATGCGGCCCGAAACGGTGCCACCGTCATCTGATCTGATCTGGTTGATGTGCCCGTGAATGCGTCCATCTGCGCGGCAGTGCTTCATGATGGTGTTGATGAAGGTGCCGCTGGTCTTGTTTAGGTTGCGGGCCCGGACAATTAGTTGTGCGAGCTCGTGCGGGTGGTCCGCCAGAAACGACTTGGTGAAGGACGGGGCGTTCTTCTCGGTGCGTGGGTAGGGGATGCCAAGCTTGTCGAAGGCTTTCGCAATGGATGCTGCGGCCCAAAGCTCTACATCCTGACCAGCTACGTGCTTGATCTTGGCAAGCGTGGCCTTCTCTTCCTTGATCAGGTGGTTGCGAGTGCGCTCGACACGATCTTGGTCTATTCGGACGCCGCGCCATGTCATGTCTATCAGACACGGCAGGAGCTTGAGCTCAAGATTAGCAATCGGCCAAATCTGTTCTTGGGTCAGTTGTGTAGATAGGTGGTTCCAGAGCTTGAGTGTCAGCTCCGCATCTACTTGTGCGTAGGGCCCGACATACATTGCGGGCATCTTCCACATCTCAGCTTTTGGATCGAGACCAAACTCGCGGGCCGCGTCCTGTAGTGTGCGCTCCTGCTTCACCTCACCGAGCAGGTCGTAGGACAAGGCGTTGAGGCTGTAGCTGAACCGGTTCTCATCTAACAGGGACGCGATCAGCATGGTGTCGATGATGCGCCCGTTGATGGTAAATCCCATTTGCCGGATCCAGCCCGCGTCGTACTGGGCGTTGTGCATGATCTTGTCGGCGGGGCACTCGAACACTTTCTTGAGCCATTTGTTGACGATGCGCTCGTCGAGGTTACCGCCGCCAAGGTGGCGGGTAGGTATGTAGCCTGACCAGCCGTCAACTGCTACGGCGTAGCCCACCACCTCACCGTCACCGGTAGGCCAGCCGGGGCCGTTGGACTTGATGTTGGGGTCTCTGGTCTCAACATCGATAGCGATCTGCTTGGCGTCGAAGATGTCTGGCAGCTCAGCGGGCGGGACCCACTCACTTTTTGGTGCGAACATTGCCATCTGTAAGGCCATTGCCTTCTCCTCCTAGCGCGCCGTAGCCGCAGATATCTACCCAGCTATCTTCGTGGTCTGGCGTCACTATAAGCCTCGCCAGCTTCACCGCAACCATACATTGGTATACTTGTGAGACACTTACGTCAGTGTCGAGCAGCACAGACCACATGTTGGCTATGCGCTCGTGGTTCTCGTAGGCATCGCCGTAGTCTTGGGCCCGTGGGCCGTTGACTAAGCTCTCTGCCTTCTCAAGTATCTCTTTGCGGTTCATTGTACCTTGTCCTTCGGGCTGACATGTCGCCTACATTTCTGGCACTCGTCTTTTGCATATCGGACGTTCCAGCATTTCCAGACGTTTCCGCAAA